TCAGTTATACCCCTGACCAACGCAAAGAACTCTTCCTTGGTTTTTTCTATCTGTACAGCTAGTGCCTGCTGTGCAGTGGCGGCATCTTTATCAAGACTGGCAGCACCAGCAACAGCAGCCTGCCTTGCTCTCTCGGCAGTTTCAAACTCTTGCAAAAGAGGGATGACTTTACCGATTTGACGGAAACCACCAAGCTCTTCTGCGATTTCAACAAACTTAAGATCACCAGCGGGTACGTCTGCAAGGGCTTTGCTTAGTCTCTTGACGGCTTCAAATGGACCAACAAATCTACCATTGACATCTGTTAGTGTTATACCTAACTCTTTTAGGTATTGGATGGTAGCAGGTCTTTGGATACGTGTTAGAATAGTACGAAGACCGGTTGCGATAGACTCTGCACTTTCACGAGTCGTAGCACGAATAGATGTGAAGAGACCTAAGAACTCATTGAGGTCTCCACCGGCAGCTTTGAACACACCACCAGTACGGCGAATAGCACCGATAAGGTCTCCAGATTCAACAGCAAATTGACCAGCAACAGCATTGATTGCACCAAGCTGCTCTTTCAAAGCACCCACGCCCTGACCAAACTGAGCAAGGATAGCAACAGCACCTTCTGCTGTTTTTGTGATATCCTCAAATGTTGGAGCAAGAGTGGTCTTAGCAAGGGCTTCTAAAGCTATCTTAAGATCATTAGCCTGAATACCAGCCTGTGCAAGAATTCTGGTAGCACCTAATAATTCTTTAGAGGATGTGCCTAAAGTTGTAGCTAAACGAGTTATCTCAGCGTTAAGACCTTTAAGTTCGCTGACAGATTTGCCAGTAACCTGAGCGATCTTAACAACTTCTCGTTGAAAGTCGATAGACTCTTGAACTGCATTAGCTAGCGTATTAGTAAACAGACTAACAGCTCTGCTGGCTACCGTAAATGCAGCAAACCTCTTGAGTGCTAACCCAAAAGATTTGCCCATATTGGTAGCAGCACTTGACGCCTGATTAGTGGCGGCAGTGAGCTGTTTTAACTGTTTCTGTGCTTTACCAGCACCAGTTACCTGTACAGGTACAGACAAACCCCCTAGCTGCCCCTGCATTTGGTTGACAACTTGTCTGGTGTTTGTAGGTGCTTGTAATTTTAACTGTGCAGTCAGTACGAATTTAGACATTATTTCTCTCTAAAATAAATGACTACACTTTCCGCTAACTCTCCGTGGTGTCAGTTGCTTGCGTTGTTGCTTTCTTTCTTGTGGCTCTTTTCTTTTTGGGAGGCTCTAGATCATTCTCATAATCTACCAGTATGTAGTTGCCTTCTTTGTCGAGGGGAACACCCTCTGCGTCAACTCTGTTGCCATCTCCATCAAGATAGTGTCCTAACTCATTGACGAGTCTACCTTCACTGTCAACCGTCTGACCCTCTGAGTTTACCAAGCTCCCAGTTTCGTCAGTCAGGTTAAACATATTAAGCCACCTATTCTCAGGCAAGTTCTTCTCAAAATCTGCGTCTAGATTGTAGAGAATATTGCCTAACATAGAAGCGGCTGTAAAGGCTATTGCGTCACTGCTACGTGAATTGTAGTCTTCCACACTATTATACACTCTTTTATTAGAATCTTTGTAAAATGTGCAGTTAGCTACAAAGTAATCAAATCTAGCATTATCAGATAGGGCTTCAGCAGTATTTTCCTCTAATGATAATCTTTCTGAGATCAAGTCTCGTAGCTCAATACGAAGTTGTCTCATCTGTAGTGCGAGATCTTTTCCTTCAGATACCTTTGGTTTTTTGCCACCCTCACCACGGTAGAGCTTTTTCTCTAGCTTAGTGATTTCAGCACCAATGTTATCTTCCTTGTCGCTCTTGGATTTATCCCAAATACCTCTTTCTTCCATGAGCACTTTTAGCTCTTTTTTGGTGATTACATTATCTCTAATGCACTCATTCCAGCGTTTCGCCCTGTGGATATCCGCCTGCGATATTACTTGGTTAGATGGTTTGACAACATAAATATTTACCTTGTCACCATTTTCCAGCGTTACCTCTTTCTCTTGATTACTCATATTCCTAGTCCTCCTTAGTTTTTACCGGTATAGTAATAGAATATTTTAGCCATTTAATGTCATACTGATTAAGTTCAGCATCTACATTTCTAGCCTGAGTATTTCCTTTGTCTAGTATCTCAGACCTGACTTTTTGAAATGTGTCGTACATAATTTTTTGCTCTGGCGAAAGATCTGCACCGTTTTTATTTGTCCATAGAAAAGAAAAGTGTTCTTCTACGGAACTAAGTGCTCCGATCATCGTTGTCTCAACTTTCTTTTTTAATATCTTAGAAAGTCTAAACTTAGAGTCGTTCTTGTATTTTTCGTCTCTTTGCGTTTTATATTCTTTTTGATTTCTTATTAGCTCATCAAAATCTTCCATCTCTTATCTCCTAAATTTCTGTTTATACTGTTCGTTACTCATCCTTTGGATTTCTAACCTCTTGTCCTGTAGGTTATGGTCGTCGATAGCACCGGCTTCCTTGATTTGCTTTAATCTCTGCTGCTTTATCTTTTGTGCGTGGAAAGTATTTGCCTCGTTAATCTTCCTAGCTTCTTGTCTATTGTCAGTAAATATAAATACTTCTTGTGAGTTAGCTATCTTATCATTAGATGTCATGTCATCGACCTCAGATACCAATCTTTCTTTCTCTTGTTTTTTCCTTTGTATTATAAACCATCCGTCTAGTAAATCGTCATCGTTAATTACGTCTTCCGCTGGACACTCGGAGGACTCTTGAACGTTGTCATACATTCTAGACCAAATAGATATATTTCTTTGATCAAAAGTAAGTTCTCTATCGGGGCAGTTATGAAATAGTTTTTGTCCAGTGTCTTCTTTCATTAGCCATACAGAACGAAAAGGTTCAGTTCTGGCTAACTCTCTAACATCTTTTTCAGATAGATAGCTATTAGTTAAAGTGGACCACAATCTAGTGCCATCAATCGTAGTAAAATCGCACGGGTCAGAACCTAAGAAAGTACATCTCTTAATTTGCTCTAAGCACTTTTTGGTGAATGCGACTCCCTCGCATGTGTTTTCAAACATGGAGTCTTTTCTAGATTTCTCTTTTGATATGGCTTTTTCTGTAGCCCTGAGATACGCCCTAGCAGTCTCTCTAACATTATGCTTGTACCTATTTTCAAACATCTGAACTTTCAACTTTTCTACGTTATCTTCCAGATCCTTGATCTTCTTGTCGTCCTCCTCTCCCCATAATCCCTTTTCATACATCCAAAACATCATGTCTTCGTGAGTCATTACGTCTTGAGAGTAAGCGTCATCATAAGCGTCTTTGTATGCTTGATTGATAAAAAATTCATCTTCTATAGTGGGCGAAAGCACCCTTAAATTTATCTTTTCGTAGTTTACAAAGTATATTCCAGACCTCAGTCTAGAAACAAAATACTCCCGCTCATGGTGCAGCATGTTCGCTAACCTCATGGCGGGAGTAAATGTAATTCATATTATATCCTTTCCTCGACCCTGCGGCGTTACTTGCTTTCCTATTTAGCTAACGCAAGCCGCAGGTTTGTCCAGTAGTAGTTAGTACCTACTACCTATTAAACTTGATAGAACGATCCGGTTGGGAATGTCGCAAGAGCATCTGCCCCGTTGAGTTCTTTAAGAACACCAAAACCAATGTAACCATTCTCTCTATAATCTTGAACGTCAAGCTCGTTGAAGTTGGTGTAACTGTATGTGCAACTAGCGTTACCACCAGTAGCGTCACCTCCACCATAACTCACACTTGCGAGACGGTTCTTACCGCCCAAGTCAAAGGCATATCCGGCTCTGGTACACAAGAAGATGTTTTCTTGAGATGTGTTATTACCAGAAGCAGCAGTGTTGTTAAGGTCTGGATCTCCAAACTCATAAGCATTTACAAAGTCACCAGAAGTTGTGATAGCTTCGATCTCGCAGGTAACTTCAATTGGGAAGGTAGCTGGACGAGCGTATGGCGTCTTTCTACCAAGCTCCAAAATGTCTTCACGAGAGAAGTCAGTACTAACACTAAAGCTCTGGATGTGTACTCTGTTATTTCCATTGCTAAAGTTAAGAGCGTTTCCGTAACCAGATCCAAGCACGCCTTCAATACTTGTTGGGAGCATCGAACCAGACATGAATACGTCTTCACGCTGTTGAACACCACCAGAAGCAGTGATTGAACCACCGGGATGACCAGAAGTCAAAGCCGCTGGGAAGTCATTTCCATCAAAAGCGTTGACTGAGTCTGCTGTTAATTTTTGGTTAGCAACCAACCACTGCTTGTTATTACCAACTAGGGTAACGGACTCTGTCATACTTCCGTCAGTTGGAATGGTGTACGAAATCGAGCTAATGTACATACCGGACATATAAACTTCAGCTTCTGCTGCTGCGTTACCGGCACTGACATTGTTGTGAGCATCTGAGAAAATACCAAGTCTAACGTCACATCTGGACTTAGAACGTCCCACAAGACCTGAACCGGCGGGTGTTCCGTCAAGACCATCCACACTAGCCAGATGGTAAATAAGCGGGTATCCATCAAGAACTTTCTCCAACGTCACCTCAACGTCGGGAGTACCTTCGATGTTCTCATAAATCTCAATCTGACCAAGCTCAAAAGCCTGCTCTAGGTTGAACGTTGTATTTATACCAACACTCTGTAAACCGTGGATCATTTGGCCAGAAGTAACAGGCAAGTTACTCCCATGACCGTGAATCCCCACAGCCTGTGTTGCATAAAATATTCTATCGTTTAATGACATTGTTTCTCTCCTCTAATGGAAAAAGATTTTCTATTAATTTATACACAAAAAACTTAAATATTTGATTTTATCAGCTCTGTAGTCATCCTTACAACACCCCCAAAAATGTTAGAATCTACCATTTCCATTTGTTGTACGGACGCTTTGGTTAGCCTCATCTTACCGCCATAGAACTGCTCAACCAAATCAGGATATCTAAGTGCTCCTGAGACTGGAGTTCCTCTGTAATCAATAGGGAACTTTGCAGAAGTATTTATTCTATTACTGTCAAAAAGGCAGATAGTTTTATCATTTTGTAATGAAACAATATCTATGAGCTTATTTCTAGTATACTCGTCTTCTGCAATACAGTGAAATATGACATCCTGCCTTATCCACTGACCACCCCCAAGTTGGTATCCTTGAAAAGTCCTATTTGGAACAACCTCTACTGCTATCATGGGTAATTGGACTTTAGCCTCTTGGGGGACATTTACGTCTCCCTTTTCATTAGTGAAAAAACCAGCAGCAAGGCTGAGGCTTTTTGTCTGTATCTCTTTTACCCAAGGCAGATTGTTCGCATAAATAACATTAATGTACTTATAGCTGTGTTCTGCCTGTACCTTTGACCCAGTAGGAATTGGTGAGTCAAATACTATCCTTCCATTAAAGTAGTCTACGTGATGAGCATAGTCGCCTGTCGTGGTAGACGGATAAAACGTATCGTCTACATATACTCCAGAAATTCCCGGCTTGGTATGGTTGGAACCCACAATAGGGTTGTGATAACCATCTACGCCAGAAACACCACTCTGCCACACCCAGTTTTCCCTGAATCCTTCCCAGACCTGACCGGCAGTATAGTTCTCATTCTTTGAAAGTCTGAGCTTGCTATAATCCTGTGAGTCCGGTGATAACTCTCCTAACGTACTATTAAAGTAGTTGTTTTTTTCAAGCAGCGACCAGTCAAAAAACTCTACTAGGTTATCTTGGATATCATTACTTGTAGTATGCTGATGAACAGTCGTAAAACCCTTCAGCGGCACGTAGTATTTTGAAGTACCCATATCTACACCAGAAATTTATTTAAGACTGCTGATATCTGCTTTTCTTTGCCTTGAAAAGCCCTAGTAATAAAGTTGTCAACCGGCGTACCAGAAAATGTAGATGGGACTTTGAAGTACCCACCTATTTTCATAGAACCACCTCCTGATCGACCGCCATTTGAAGGTTCATACTCAAAACCTTGTACAATAATCGCATCGCCTTTTGTTAGTAGCCAATCCAACCAGTGTAGATCTGTACCATATTCAGTCTGCTGGAATCCTTGTGGTAATCCTAACAAAGTAGCAAAGGATGAATTAACAAAGTTAAATGTAATATTACCTTCTAGTTTATTATTTACTTTTTGTATGCTAATGTCTAAAGACTCAGCAACAGCACTGGATATTGCAGCAACTGCCATTCCGGGCATTCCCGGTGGTAGACCAAACGCCGCATTTAGACTTCCGGGGACACCTTGTGCCTCCAAGCTCATCATCTCGGGCGACTGCTCAATCCAGCCTCTTACCAATGCTTTCAGTTCTCTTATTACCCTTCCTGTATTTCTTTTGGTTCTTTTATTTATTTCAAAACTCAACGTCTTATTTATCTGTTGTTCAATTTTGTCTAAATTTTTAAGTTCCAATGAAAGTGTCATACGCTACGCTCCCAGAAACATCCAAAATATCTAACTTGCTTCAAACCCATTGGAAATGGCTCTCCAAAAATTTTGAATCGCATTTCTTTATAGTCTTTTATGTCTTTATGGACTATGAGTTCTTTTGCTTTTGTTATCTTGGGTAGATCTGTAGCGTAAAAAATTGTCTGTATAGAGTTGTCGGGAATCACCATATCGCCGCCAACTTTTACCCAGCTCTTATTATCCCAGTATACTTTGAGCTTTATATCTTCTGTTTTCTCTACCTCTCGAAAGACTTTATTTTGTCTCTTGTAATTATCTTGAGGTCTTCTGTGAGCATTAACAGAATTATTTCTAGATAAATTGTTGTAGCTATTAGATATTTCCTCTACTTTGTCTATATATACTAATTGACATGTGACACCAAATATATTAAATGTGGAGTCAATCACGTCGTAGTATTTATCAAAAACGCTTTGTGAGATACTGATGGGCATTAGCTAGCTCCACCGCCATAATGTTCATCAAAACGAGTATTCAGCCTAGAGAAAACAGTTCCAGAAGCAACAAATTGGTTTACTTGAGGATCTATTTTTCTATTGGCAATACCCCCCGTTTCTTGAACTGAGACGACAACACTGCCGTTTTTTATGTCAGTCGAAGATTTAGCTTTTATGACTATTTCATCGGGCATTTTTCTCTCCAGTTATGAAAAATTTAAACTATCTAAAGTTATTTTATTGATTACAGCGTACCGCCGCCTGTGCCTTCTTCTCTCCATCGTCCATTAACATATACGTACATCCTCCAGTCGTTACTATGATGGCGTGCGTACCATGCCATTGTTCCTTCTTTTCTGGATATTTCATATTTCGCAGATGTATCTGTCGCGTGAGTAAATAGCTGTGCGCTGGCTCCACTGCCAGTCTTATTCTTAGCAACAGCCACCTGTAAGTAACCATGCGAGTTGACGATAGTGTTTGCGTGACCAGCATCATCAGTAGAAGCCTGAATCTGATCACTAACATCGGAAGTAGTGTGCATCTCTGTTTTGATACCAATCTTAGCATTAGAATCTTTTGCTACATTCAGCATTGTGCTGCTAAAGTCACTAGCGGTAGAAGGTCGCTTACCTAATCTTGTGGAAGTATTAGATCCGAAGATACCTTTACCAAGAACGAGTGAGTATTCATCTTCTGTGCCTGCACCTTTATTGATCCAGTCAGTAGCAGTAAGAGCTGATGTTTTACTATCTTCTGCTTGTATGATTATAGACTTAGATAAGTTATCGTAAGCTCCAGCGTAGAAACCTAGAAGTACGTTGCCTGCTCCTTGACCGTCTCTACCGGCATTAGCTCCTAGAATAACATTAAGGGTATTGTTTACTACAGAAGCACCAACTAATCCACTTCTTGCATAACCAGCTTCATCACCTAAAATTATATTTTGAAGATCATTTTCACTGAAGATAGATGCGTATCTACCGATTGCAACATTCTTTGAAGTTCCAGAGGCAGCGGACATTGCTAGATGGCCAATAGCGATATCAGTACTAGAGTCGTCTATATCAAATGCAGTGGAGCTTCCAATAGCAATAGTATTATTTACGCTCTTAGACTGGCTTAATGCATTAGCTCCCAAAACAGTTGTAGCTCGTAGATCGTAAGGTTCTTTTGTTCCGGCTCCACCTCCAGCATTGGCACCTATCAGGGTATTACTGTGGGAGACGTAGGCATTTCGACCTGCACCTCGACCTACAAAAACGCTGTCATACATAGAGTCCGCAGTTCCACTTGCGTTGCTACCAGCTTCATATCCAATCATAACAGCTCTGATTAAGCCGCTAGAAGCAATACCTGCTTCCTTACCTATCATCACAGAGTACTCGTGACCGCTAGATGCTGTACCAGCAAAGTCCCCGATAGCTATCGGATACTCGCCGCTAGAAAACGCTAGTGCATATCGACCAACAGAAGTAGAGAATGGTACAGTGTCAAGAGAAGAAAGTGCTGCACCAGAACCTAATCTAATTAAATTGTCATTAAATATTAAGTGTGATAATTGACCACTACCGTAAATATCCATGTGCATGGTATTTGTAGATGGTTCTCTGATCAGACCGCTACCGCCCTCTGTCGGATCTGCAACCCCTTCGATGTAGCCAGAAAGAGCTACGTCTGCATTGTAGCTCAAGCCAGACACCGCAGCTCCAGATGCGTTGATAGCATCTAGCAAGAAGTTACCAGAGCCTTGTAGCACTCCAGACAGGATATTGCCAGATGAGTTGATTGTATCTAGCAAGAAGTTACCAGAAGCGTTTGTATAATCAAGTGCAAATCCTGATACTAAAATACCGGAGTCCACCGCCATTCCGCTGACGCCATCAATCTTGCCTTGAAGGACTCCAGATAACGCATCGGGACTGATAATCAAGTTATTGGTTGAAGGAATGTAATTTGTTACAACTCCACTAACACCACTCACTGTTAGTAGCTCATTGCTAGCGATGGTGTCAATAGCCCCTTCTGGATCATGCACTTTAAATCCGGCATAACCTCCACCAGCGTTGTCTATTGCGTACTGAAGTGTTCCAGAAAGTGGGAGTGGGTCGAGCAAGATAGTATTTGTGAAGTAGTTCATACTTGCATTGATACCACTTTGTCCGCTAATAGTAACTGACTCTGAGCTACCGATAGTGTTGACCGTACTATTGTCTATGTTAAGAGAGAATCCGGCATAAGAACCTCCAAAGCCACCTCCGACAGAATCGGCGTAGGCTTTTACAGCAGCAGATGTTGGAATGGTTGTATCATTGTCATTACTTGCAATACCTTCTGAGGAAGTCACTAAAGTAGTGGCGGCTATATTAGATGTGGTAAGGTTATTGAGCGTATAACCTAGAACACCCGAGATGTTCATTCCAGAAGCATTGATTGTATCTAGCAAGAAATTACCAGATGCATTTGTGTAGTTAAGGGCAAAGCCAGAAACTAGAACGCCAGAGTCTACTATTGTATCTAGTAGGAAATTACCAGAGTTGACTACGGCTCCACTAACGCCGTCAATTTTACCTTGAAGAACTCCAGAAAGACCAGAAGCACTGAATTTAAGATCATTGCTTGAAGCTGTGTACTGAATATCAATACCGCTAACCCCACTGATTGTGAGTACTTCAGCATTG